ATGTCTCTAAGAAAGTCTTATAGAAGAGCTAAAATCTATCGTGGCCGTACCGGTTCCCCGACTGAAAAATGGCACGTGTGGTACAGTTATCGAAATCCAATCACACTAAAATTCGAACGGTTCAAGGTCTACGAAGAGCTGAACTACATCAAAGATCATAAAGAGAAGGAAGAGTACGCCAAAGATCTCGTAACAGATACGAACGTCATGCTCCGGATGGGTTATACCCCGTTCGCAGTAGATAAGAGGACAGAGACGCTAATTGACGATGAGAAGATAGCCATCGTCGAGGCTGAGAAAAACAAAGCCGACGATCCGCAGCTTATAGAAGCATTCGAAATCTTTTTAAAAGCTAAGCGCCTGCTCAATCTGGATAGTGATACCATCACGACGTATTGTAGCTACATTTCAAAATTTGAGAACTATCTCTTTACAACCAGGCGTGCAGACATCCATGTGAGAGATTTGACCGCCGGCTTCCTGAAAGATATGCTAACCTGGTTAAGTGACCATCACAAGTGGAACCCGACAACCTACAACAACCATTTACGGTTTTGTGGAACCCTTGCCAACTGGTTCTCCAGGAAGCCCCGTCAATGGGTGAAGAAAGATGATTTTGTGATCAGCAAGGACGAAGAGCTTGAATTCAAAACCGCCAAGCCAATGAAGCATCAGTACTTCGGAGCAACAGTCGCCGACCGGGTAAAGAAGGAGATGATCAAGATCCCGCAGCTGGAGTTCTATTGCAAATTCATTTACTATTCGTGCATGCGTCCTGACGAGATCCGCGAGCTTGTTATTGAAAACGTGGATATCAAGGGCAGGTACATCAAAATTGTTGGAAAAACGAAAAGTAGAACGATTCCCATCTGCGATGAACTTGCCGCTTTGCTCGAAACTCTTAACTTGGATCAGCATCCATTGTCCTCTTTTGTAATTGGAAAGGATGGCCAGACGGCGCGCATAAGGCATAGCGAGGGATATTTTGCCAGGCTCTTCAGGGAGTATATTCGAAAGCCACTTGAACTGAGCGAAAACTTCACCCCCTATGGCTGGAAGCATACCCGCGTAGTGGATCTGCTAAACGCAGGTTATTCAGATGCCGAAGTCAAAAATCTAACCGGTCACACCGATACAGAAAGTTATGATAAATATAAGCGTGACCTTGTAAACTATATGCATACAAGGCTAAGAGGGCAGACGCTCGGATTTTAAAACAGCTTGAAATTATATTGGCCGCTAACCTGCTTTGTAAACCGCTTCGTTTCAAAATGGTACTTGTAGTTCGCATCGAAGGTCATGCGGCCAACTTTTAACCTCAGCCCTGGAAATGCATTGAAAGTGCGCTGATCGATATCATACCCGGCCCCTGCATGAACGCTCAGGCTGATCGCGTTTTCCGGCTGATCAAAGCCAATATAATGAACATCGCTAATGGTGAACCTGGGGTCATCTGTAATAAAGCCTAACCGGTCGCGCTTCTTCCCTAAGCCAAAGAGTCCGGACCTGCGCCAGAACTGCGTAGCGGTAAGACCGAACTTGCCAGATACATCAGCTAATCCGTGATCACTGGTGTCTGCGGGATTTACCGGCGGATAAATTGTAAATGCCAGGTGAGGATCCTTGTAATATTTGATCTGCCGGTTCTTTTCATCAACCGTAGCGCTCAGCTTTAAATTATCGGCCGTCAGCTGTGCATTCAATTGAGTTAGGGATTTCACCTGGTTCTCCTTAATCTCCAAAGCCATAGCAGACGTATCTATAATGTTCTTTTTGCCTTTGAAAACTGGCTTACCTGGAGGCACGGTCTTACCGTCAATATCGTATTCTGATATCTGTCCTGAGGCGGAGACCTGTTTTTTGATTAGGGTTGCCTCAGTATCGATCTGCTTATGGATCTTATTTTCTTTTGCTTTGAAAGCAGCAATCTCCCGCTCGTTTGCTTGAATAGCAAACCACTGATAAATGTTATAGCCGATGGCTACTGCAAGGACTATCCAGCCCAGATATGTTAATGCTTTTTTCATAGTTAGTTTTCTTTGCCCTCGACGATGCGCTTTGCTTTTTCACCCAGCTTTTGCCGTATCGTGGAGTCGAGTTTTTTCTTTTCTACCTCTTGCTGGTAGATTACGCCGTTCTTGACGTATATAGCATCGCGCAGTTTGTCGGAGTTGCCTTTCTCCTGCAGGTAAAGATCCCGCCATACCTTTACTTCTGTTTCACAACCGACTGGTTTCTGAAGCAGCTTGAAGGTGAGGAATACACATACAGAGAAAAGTACCACGGCCGTTGTGGCCCATGGATACTTCTGCATTTTTTCGGGTGTTGGGATCTTGATCTGGCTCATTGATTAAAGGAATTCTACCCGGCTAAGCCAGGAGCGCATAAACTTTTCTTGCTTCTCGTTTTTGTCGGCGATAGTTAGGTACCTGGCGCCCTGCAGTATGTTGAGCACCTTGAACACGAGCTTTGCAGACTTGTGGGTATTGATGGTCTTAAGCGTTGCAGGTCCGATTGCGCCATCCACAGAGATATTTGGATAGTCGACCTGGTTCCGGTTGAGAACATTTAGAGCAGTCTGCAGGAACCTGGCTGCAATCTCAACACCCATATTTACCCCTGTATCAAACATCTCTTCCGCGATGCTCTGATCAACGATCTGATCCAGCTTATTCACATCCCAATAAGCGACCTTGTAAAATGAGCGAACCAGCTCCTGCAGGGATCGGTCATTCTTCATGACTGCGTCGCGCCCTGGCTTACTCTTGTGCTGATCAACCAGGCGCCAGCCTGCCCATGCCGGGTTATGCTTACGGGCAATCCCCATATATGTTTCGCCGCCGGTATCATCTGGATCATTTGCGTATCCTCCTTCGACCACCATGGTCTTCGCGAATGCTGTTTGAAAGTTTGCCATTATGCCAATATTGAATTTAAAATTGTAGTTATAGTCCCGCCCATCTTGATGCCACCGGCATCATTCGGGTGAAGATCATCTGGTAGATAAGTTGCGCGGTTCTCGTAAGTGATACCAGACAATGAGTACATGTCCAGGCACGGAATTCCGAAAATGGCCGCGCATTCCTTGATTACTTCGGAATACTGCTTGAGAGAAAAGCCAAGAGTGTTAACTGTGCCGCGTGGTTCACCGCGCTGGATCGGCGTACAGATCAATACCGGTACCGCGGGATTCTGCTCCCTAAGCACCCTGAATGTATTGTAAACAGCAGAATAAAACTGCATGTCATCATTTAGAACCGCAGCGGAGCCCAAAGGCTTATTTGTCCCATAATCGTTTGTACCTCCAGCGATAAGGATGCAGTCAGGATTCTGACCAACAATCCCGGTAACCCGGCTCCGTATGGTTCCATTGACATTATTTACGTAGCCGCTACCGGATTCGGCACGCATAACAATCGTGCAGCCTGTCCTGGCTGCTATGTTATTGGTAACCCTCAGCTGCTTCATGATGCTGTCACCATCTACAACCACACGTTTGTTCTTTAGCGGACCGGCTGGGACGAAAGTATTAATTAAGGCCTTGGCAATTTCATAACCGAAGGCACTATTATCATAAACGACAAAAGGGTTTATCGCGCTTCGGTTCCGCAGAAACGTAAAGTTGTTTACATGCAGATCGATCGGCTTGCCCGCCCCTGCAGATCCTACCCAGCAGTTCACAACGTACGCAACGGAGTTGGCTGGGAAATCAGCTGTGTTCTTAACTGAGATACATACCCAGTCGCCTGCTATAGCTTCCACCGTACTCAAGGTTTCTGAGTTGGTTTTAGTTGCCCCAACAATGAGTTGAACCTGCGTGAACTGAACCTGCCTCTGCAGTACCGAATTGTCAGACCTGTTGATCTGCATGTAAAACCCTATGTTGGCGACATTGGCGGTGTCAAGGATTTTCTTATTGAACCATGCACTGACAACAACTCGTTCTGCGATACTCACAGGGATTGCCCTGATTGCATATGCGTTCTGACCTGTTGGCGCCGTAACTTTTAAAGCCTGCTTTGGAAACTCGAACGGTAAGGATCCTGGAGAGGGAGCAAATGCTTTGGTATGGTTTGCGGATGGCAATGACCAAAAATCTATATTGGCACTTCCTTCAAACAGTTCGTTGAACCACTTGGTATCAACTGTTAGAAAGGGCTTCAGGTCATCCTTAGTAGCTGCAATCTCCATCACCTGTTCAGTGACAAACGCACTGTTATCATAGGTTCCGTACGGCTTTAAGCTGGATACTCCCTTAACCAGAGTAAGGTTTGCCCATGTTGCGGTATATGGCGCTGCAGTTGTTGATCCGACAACGTATGCGTTGAAAACGAAGAAAGCCAGGTTCGCCAGAAAATCCTGATGATTCCAATAAAGGAGATATGCCCAGTTGCCATTTACAGCTTCGATGCGTGATGTAAATTCACCGTTGGATTTGGTAGTACCTCGCACCAGGTCGGCTTTGGTGAAATAGACCGGCCTGTTGGTAGTGGCTCCTCCTGCAACTTCCATCTGCCCAAATACAGCAAACTGGCTAACGTTCGGTTGATCAAGCGTCGGGATATAGAACCACCCGCCACAAGCAATGCGGTCCGTGCTGACAGCGGAAATCTTTCTACCGATATAACCATTTACCCCGGCGTTGACAGTAAGCTTGATCTGCTTTTTGTAAAGAAACCGGCGCCTGGCTAACCACTCGTACGACATCGTGACGCCTGCCCCTTTTGTCCAAAACGCTTCATTATTATCGCCGGCCTTCAACTCGTTAAAGACTTTTGCCTCTATCGGATTGAACTTGCTTGATTCGTTGGATTCCAGCCACCGATCTATCTGCGCTCCGAATGAGGCATTATCGTAGACAAGAGATGGATTGATCACGGAGACACCTTTCAGCAACGATATGTTCTCAACATAGAAATTATAGGGATTGGCAATCCCGTTACCCTTCATGTAAGGATTAATAGCAAAGGCAGTTGTACCTGCAGCCATGTGCCCGGTATTCCACATTGAGATGAACACCCAGTCACCGGCAACCTGCTCAATCCTGGAAGAGAATTCGAACGACGTTTTGGTAAGCCCAATATTCGCGGGAGTCAGCTCCAGGCGAAGGAACTGTACTTGCCGCGCTTCAGTGGTGTTACCGATCACTTGGCCATAAAACCCAAAGCCTTCATTATTTGGAACGTCAAGATCCGGGATATGAAACCATGCTCCCATTACTAAGCGATCAGCTGCAACAGCCGGGATACGATAAGTAATGAACGCCGGTGTATTAGCCGGCGCGGTCATCTTGATGGCCTTTTTTATAAATGGGAACGGCAGAATGCCCGGCGGGTTTTCAAAGGTAGTGGTAACGCCTGGGTTATTGGTCCAGAAGGACAGATCATCGTTTCCGATCGCTACCTCATTATACAGCTTGCCATAATGAGCTGTCTGATCAAACGTTTCCTGTAGGCTGGTCTTGGTTGCAAGCGATGACAAATCAACCTCGACCGGTACTTCGAGAGAATCCCAGATCTGTCCATCCCAGAACAAGACACCAAGGTTGCTTTCGATGACAATGAGATTTTCGTTGTTAATATGATAGGTTCCGTTACTTACCAGGTAGCTGCCTTTTTCCGCAGGCGTGCCGAGGTCATCACCATCCGTAAAGAAACCTCTTAGCGGCATGCCGGCAATGATCCCTCCTAATGTGTTGCGAAGCTCCTGGAATGTTATCACTCGGTTCTGATCTTGTTGAACAAGCGAAAAGAGTTCTTCGCCGGTCAAGGGACCAGCGACCGGATTCTCAGATATTTTTTTGCCAATAATTGGCAGCTGGTTTATTTCCTGCATGAATGATCACGATTATTGACCGCAGAGATGCGAGCCGTTGAGCGAATGTTATTTGTCTTTGTTGTGCAGCCGCTACGCCATAGCGGGTATTGCTGTCGATTGGTATCCAGGTAAAGGATTACGTCAGACCAGTGACTGAACGCCATGCTGCGCGCATCCTGATATTTAGCCGTGATCTGCGACTGGCTGGCCGGTTGCGAGAATTGATTTACCTTGTTCACAAAGCCTGCGTTGGTATGCTTCATGTTGTCGTTCATCAGGAACCGGGCATAACTGAAATATGCAAGAACTGTTTTAAGGCCGTTGAAAGCAATTGCATGCCCTTGTGAGGTGTTATAAGTCCCGCCACTTAAAAGTGTCTGGTACGAATCAGGCGAAGCCAAAACAGCATAAAAGAATTCGACACCAAGCAAGTCCTTCAGTTCGACCTGTTGAGCTTCGGCGATGAACGGCTCAACCTTGTTGATGTCATCTATTGCCTGAGCGATCGGACGGATCTCCCGGATATCAGCTGTTGTTATTAGCAGGTTCATTTGTCTGGGTGTTTACAAGTGAAGCGGCCTGTTCCTCAGTCAGACCAAATAATAATTTAAGGGTGTTGATCTTCTGCGAAGGCTGCAGCGCTCCCTCCAGTATCTGCACCAGTGCAGTTGTACCACCGACACCCAGGCGCTCAGAAAGCAGCTGCTCGTTGGATGTGGTATCTTCCTGCTCCGGCTGACCTACCAGGGCACGGCGTTCGTTTTTCGTAAGGTCCGGAAGAAACTCAACCGGTATGGTATCTGCAGATGTGAAGTCGATCGCGCGGATCGAGAAGTCTTTAGCAACGTTGATGTCGGCCGCAAAGTTTCCAAACAGCAAGGTGGCAGTCTCTTCAAATACGATCCGCTCCCGGCTGGTCTGCTGATTGTAGAAGTTCACCGCGTCAGCGATCTCCGTTGCCGTACCAAGCTTACCAGGTATCAAACCATTCAGCAGGACCGGCGGAATACCGAAGCATTCAATGATCGAATCCTTCGCGGTCCGGACCGTGACTTCAAACTTCTTGTCAGCATCAGTACTGGGAAACGCTTTGAGCTCCGGAATCTCTTTGTCGTCTTCGACCTCAACGTACATGATCTGCGTCGAGTTGTTGGCGCCCTGGAACTTTTTCAAGTCATCTTTTGTAGCCTGCAGCTCGGCCTCCGATTCGGATTTGCCTTTTCCAATAAAGAGCACATGATCGAGAAAACCCGATCGAACACTGTTGTTCCGGAACACTTTGATCTGCGCGTCTGTATCAACATCTTCCAGTACCGGATCACACGACGCTAATGGGTATTCATCGCCATCAGCACTATACCAAAAGATCTGTCCCTTCCAGTTTTCAATTCCACCGGCAGCAAGGATCTGCGCTTCAATCTCTGCAGGATCTGAAGTAAACCGGTCATACCAAAGGATATCTTCCTTTTTGATCTGCTTGCGTTTGCGCTTACCCCAGTCATCATAAACCGCGATCTGGTTCTTGTGCTCCTTGTTCTCTGCAGATGCAAGCCGGCAGTCCTCAAATGAAATGATGTTTACCTCAGTTACCTGGTACAACCCATTGTAATTTACATGAGCTGCAAAGCCTCGCAACATGCCCAGATCATTGGCCCATTTGCGCAGCAGCTTATCCGTAGTAAGTTTACGACCGCTGTTGATCCTGGCTTTGAAAAAGGTGGTATTGATGAATCCTTGCCCCTCAATGAAACGGGCATACCGCTCCACGCAGCGGGTGGCCGTGCCGGAAGCACTGACCATTTCCCGGATGCGTGTAGGGTAGGCATTATCAATGTCATAATTGATAATGCCGAAGTTGTTGTTCTCCTTTTGAACAAGGCGCTGCTCGATCTGTGCAAGGACGACTTTCACCTACTATTCCTCCTCAATCTTTACAGTGTCGCCTACCTTGAATCCCTGTGCTGCCAGCTCAGGATCTTCGTCCAGATCTGCCTGAGTCAGGACTTTTGTAGCCGGCTCTTCCGGAAGTGATTCCGTCCTTTTCTTTGCAGCCTCTACAACCGTCTTGCGGGTGTCTTTACCCAGGAAATCCTGTACTTCCGCGCGGGTCGTAGCCGCTTCGATTTTGGCAATCAGATCAACAGCTGCAGCAGGTTTTGCCGGAGCTTCATCAGCAGCTTCTTCCACTTCATCTTCGACTTGTTTGCCGGCGATGATCTGAAAGCTTCCTTTCAATGCCGGCCGTTCCTTCAGCAGATCCTTCGCGATCGCATCGGTCAGGTTGTCGTTTGTGTAAATGTCCGGGCTGCCGAAGACAGACACCTGGTGTCCTTCTTTAAGCAAATACTTTTTTTCGCTCATTGGTATAAATTTTAAAGGGTTATGTAAAACTTTCATCAGCTTCAGGAATGCCTGTTCATGGCATGGCCCGCAGCCTTGGGTGTAATGTTCGCCGAATACCTGGTAATAAGTTTCCTGCAGCAGCGCTATGCCTTCAGGGGTTTTGGCTGCCACCTCGATGCGGCGATCATCGACTTGCTGGATCTGGGATAATAATTCTTGTGAGATCATAAGGATTAAAAAACGGGGCATCGCTTCTGCAACCGCCCCGCCTTAACATGTACACCCTGAACAAAAACTTAAATCTTAATCAGCCAGGACCAGCGCATTCAGGGCTGTGCGCGTTGCCGTGTAGCTGTAAGTTGCAGGCTCACCTGCAGTGACGGCAAAGGTTGCCGGCAAATGCGATTCGCGTGCCGTATCTTCCTGACCGAAGTTGATATCGTAACCACCATCAAGGTCCGCGTTGTTGATGTCTCGCTCATTCTTGATCAGGATACCACCACGCTCCAGGAAGTAGACTTCGAAGATTGAATCACCAAACTGATGATTGTTCTCCACGATCACCACGGCCTTGCTGTAACCGGCTTTCTCAAGCTCAGCCTTAAGCGCTGCAGTGTTGGCCATCAATGGTACACCGACAATCTGCTCATAGCTGTTCTTGTACTTCTTCCGGACCAGCTTTGCCGAAGCAATCACACTGTTCGGCGGGCCTTCCCAATAGATGGCTTTAGCGCCAGCCTTCAAGGTGATCGACCGGATGATCTGGGGATTGGTAACATCCCTGGTCAGAGTATCGATGTCATCAAAGTTGATGATCACCAGACGGTCTTTCGCGCCGCCGGTCATAGGCGTCATGCAATTGAATGCCTGGTTCGCCAAAATTTTTCCGCATGTACTCATATCTCTGTCCTCCTCTCTTAGTATGCGAACATCAAACGGAAGTCCTCAACGATCTTCACGTCCATCTTGTAACCACCTTTGATGTTTGAAGTCTCTGACATTTCATCGTAGAACACGCGGAAGTCAGCGTAGCCTTTGTCTGCATCGAAGCCGATCTGCATGTTATTCTTGTTGATGGCCAGAGCACGGTGAGGAAGATTCCATTTCGTGCCATTGTTCTGATCAGCCTGGATGGTGCGATCCCAGATGTCATAGATGAAAACCTTTTTACCTAATACTATCAAGCTTTCTATTCCCGATTCTTCGCGGGTATAAGCGAGCTCGATTTTATCGTTGTTAAGACGTTCCATCATGTACTGATCAGCAAGGGAACGAGTTGAAAGGATCTCATAGTTCGGATCAGCCCTGAACCTCGTATCAGCTTTTACAAGAAGTTGCTGGAAGATTTTTGTGGCAACGCGATTCGCTGTATCTTCCTCGTCGAACATCTGATCTGCGTAAGTTGCTCCAGCATTCTTAGCAATTGTAATCCTTTGCTGTGGCCGTGCTGCAGTGATAGCGAAAGCCTGTTTGAAAAAGCCGTCCAGATGGTTGTAGTCAGTAAGATCTGTACCAGCTGTAAATACTCCACCGTTAGCAATCAGCTTTGCTGTAGTGTCAGCAAAATAGCCTATACGCAAGATATCTTCACCAGCAGCATGAGCCACTTCATTAACCAACCACTCGCTGAATATTTCAGTAACGGTAAGATCGGGATACTCTTTGGCTTTCTTCTTATAATAGACCATGAAGGTCTTATCGAATTGGCTGTGGCATTCTGATAGCCAGATCTTCATCTGAACAGGATCCCAGAATTTTTCCGACAAAGGAATGTTTTTCGAAGTCTTTCCTTGACCGCAGCCGGGATCCTTCTTGGTAATTTTACTCAGGTGACCGAAAATAGCTATCTGCTGTTTAGCAACGATATCTTCGATGACCAGGTGATTCTGATCAAGTGTCGGGTTAGCGTAGAGCTCTTCAAAGATCGCCTCGGCGAACGCTCTTACTTCTTCGCCATTGAACGTTAAATCTTCAGGATTGATAATTGCCATTACTTGGATCCTCCTTTATTTTTGTCAGGCTTCACGAAACGAACTTGGCCAGACTGTGGTGAACGGAATTTGGTTGTTTTGCCATCGCCTGCTGGTGGCGTGTGGCTGCCTTTCAAAGCTTGTAGGCGTTTGGTGGCCGCATTGATTGCAACGATCGATTGCTCATTCTCTGCTCTCAGAGAAGCATTCTCTTCTTCAAGGGCCGTGATCCTGGCCTGCATCGCATCGACTGTTGGCTCTTCATCATCGTCCGCATCAACGATGGCGGTAACAGCGCCATCGGCTACGGTAACCACGCGACCATCTTCCAGTGTGTAATCACCATCAGCTGCAGCGATACTCAGCTCCTCGTCGGTAAAGACGGCTGTGCCTTCGGCCAGGTCTCCGTCATAGTAAATTTTGGTGCCGTCCGAAAGCGTACTTTCGGCAGCCTGCACACCTCCGACCAGGGCCATGAGTGCTGCAATAGCTTTTCCGGCAAGCGTTTTCTTGCTCATATGAATTGATTTTTTATTTGCTTTGGATTGGGCCGCAGGAGAAGCAGCTCTGTTGAAATACGCGACAGCCTTAAGTGGCTCATTGACTTCGGTGATAAACCCAAGCGCCATAGCCTCTTCAGCATTCATGAAGGTTTCCACATCCATAAATGCTTTTATCTCGTCAGCATCTGCACCGGTTACCTTGACGTACAAGTCGAGGATCTTCTGATCAGCTTCTCGGATAAAGTCAGCCATCTCCTGATAGTCGTCGGCGTTATAACCTGGCATTGTGAAGGGATCCGCCCAGGCGTTGTGAATCATGAACTCAGAGTTTTCGTTCATCTTGCGAACAGAGCCAGCCAGACAGACCACGGTTGCAATAGATGCGCACTTCCCTTCCACAATGGTGATAATGGTTTTACCGGAGTTGATCAGGGCATCATAGATTGCAAAACCTTCTGTTACATCGCCGCCGCGGGAGTTGATATGCACGATGAATTCGTCGGCATCCGGATTGGCATTGATGATGTCGACAACGCTGCGCAGGTTTACACAGCCCCAGTCAGGCGCATCCTTGCCCTGATAATCGAAGATGTCACCGTAAACGTAAATGTGTGCTTGTTTGGCCATCAGATATTATACATATATGTATAATTCAAAGATGAGTACAAAAAGCGTTTGTGTGTTTCCGCGAAAAGGTGGAAAGTATTATATTCCAAAAATTTTAACGCTATGACGAGATTTTCGCAACGGATGGGAATAGTACCAATGTCTAAGGTACTTCAGGTCGATTCCATGGATAATGATCTTCGGAACTCTTTATGGAATATTTTTGACGTCCTAGTTGTAAGGAAGATAAAGCCCTCAGGCTATTCAGAGTCTGCAAAGTGGACCAAGCTTCGGGTAAATTGGATAATGCATTTCGAGAAGAAAATTTTAAGCTCTCAAAGCACAGAGCCAAGTTCATTTGAATGGGAAATGAAAAATGTGTTCATCAAGGGAGAGTGGTGGAAAGTGTACGATGCAATCCAATTTATGATCGATATTGGCTCGATCTCGTCAGATGAGATTCATTATTACAATACCATTTTGGAGCGCGAATCGAGTGCATATCGGATAATTGATAACCTGATCGTACCAATAACAAATGAAACGGAAATAGGTACGATTGAAACAGCATCGACTATCGGAGACTTAAACCAAGATATAGCCGGTGTCAGCGTCCATCTTCGAAAAGCACTCTCTGAACTATCTAATAAAACCGCTGTTGACTATGCGTTGGTTATAAGAGAATCCATTAGTGCGGTAGAAACCATAGTGAAAGCAATCACGAGCGAAAACACTTTAGGTGCCGGCTTGAGAAAAATAGAGCATCGGGGCATCACAATTAACTCGCAGCTCAAGGAAAGTTTCAATAAGGTGTATGCGTACTCTAATGATCCAGAGGCAGGGATTCGCCATGCTGTAATGAGCGGGCATCAACCGGCGGATTTCGAAACTGCGAAATACCTGTTGGTAACATGCAGTGCATTCATAAACTACCTGTATGGCATTTCCCAGAAAGCGGGAATGTTCAATTCGAATTCATCACAGTAACTGTCAATCCATCGCTCTGATCGCTTTATAGATAGTTGTTTTCTTTACCCCGAACTGTTCTTCGGCGTCGGTAATAGCCTGCATACTTTTGACGCCACACTTCCGCCTGGCATCCATAAACAAATAGATATCCCGGTAAAGCGCTATAGTCGGCGAGATCATGCCGACCCTGCAAAGATGCTGAAGCGTGTATCCGTCACGCTCCAGCTTTAAAATAGTATCAATCAATTTCATTAGTAGCTTACCCTTTCATCAACATTAACCTGCTTTGCCTGGGCATCCGTGACGTCAGCCACGTTCACCCAGATCTGCGGGAAGTTTTGGACCAGAGCCTGGGCAACGGCCTCACCCATTTCCTTTGGATCATACTGCGGCACCGGCGAGACCAGACTGCTATATACCCCGCCTTCAGCCATGGCCGGCATGTAGTATGAAACCGGTGCGCTGAATGCACGGCCACCACCGGCAACGTTCATAGCAGACAAGATCGGACCGAACATTCGCGTACTACGCGCATTGATCACTGACTCACCATTGCTCAGCCTGGCATTGATGGAATCGCTTGTTCCGGTACCGGGCCCATAGACCATACCATCACCAGTATGGATACCGCCGCGATTGAAGCCTTTGAGAACAGTAGCGGCGATACTTGCAACGCCCAAGGCTCCTTCAAGGATGATCCCGAATCGCTCACCACGAGCCTTCATCGAATTGGCTAAGGCAAGCGCGGGGCCAACAAAAGGCACTGCTGAAAGCGTAGCATTTTGAAGCTGTTCGGCTACACGATTGGCCGAAAGAGCCTTCTGAGTTTGAAGGGCTATCGATGCAACAGCCAGTCCCTTCTCAAGTGCGAATGCCAACTTATACAAAACAGTTTGTTGATTAAAGGTGCCTTGAACGATGCTAAGCCCCCTAGAAATTGAATCTATTTTACGCTGTTCAAACTGCTCCTTAGCTTCGGCCATCTGTTTTTCACGATCGACATATGCCTGGGCATGCGCTTCCCTTTCACTTCTTATAGTTTGGGCAAACGTTGATTCCGCTTGCTGTTGTTGGAAACGGTATTTTTCCTGAAGGGCTTGCCGTTGCGTCTCGGTAAGATCAAGCTGAGCCAGTTCCATCTCCCGCTCTTTTTCGATTAGCGCCATTTTAAGCTCATAATGGCGCTGCGCGTTATCAGCAACTGTCTCAAGTGCCTGCTCAAGACGCTGTTTATCCAGTTCATCCTGCTGTGCTTTTGCATCCGCAGCGGCCCTGCGATTTATTCCCGCAATCTCCTGGACAAAAATTTCGTCAATTAACTTCAGCTGCGCTTTGTTGCCTTTGGCCTTGGCGACTTGCTCTTTGTATTTGCGGTCAGCCTCAGCAATCTCACTGTCGAAAGACGACATCCGCTTCTTGTCCAACTCAGCAAGCTGACCGGTAAGCTCTTTCGTATATGCAAGTTCTTCCTCCAGTTGCCGCTTACGCTCTTCTGCGACTTTCTTAGCGGCATCAGAAGCTTTCTTGCCATCGGCTTCCCTTTTTTGCTTCGCCTTTTCGGCTTCGCTATCAGCTTTGTCTCTAGCCTTTGCTGCTTCTTCGTTTGACCATTTATTAAACTTTGCCTCTTCGACCATCCGCTTTGCCTTCAGCTCCCTAAAACTTTTTTGCTCTTCCTCATTCAAGACCTTCCCCGCATCGATTTGCTTGCGGCGTGCGTTCAACTCATTATCTATCTGTTTTAGAACCAACTCATGCACCTCTTTCTCCTTATTACCTTGCGCGTTTAGCAGATCTATTCTGTACTGGAGGCCTTCATTCGTTCTTGCGACAGCATCATACATAGCATCTGCTGCCTTTCGGGCCTGGCTATCCACGAAACCGAAGTATTCCCCGACCATTTTAAGGCCTTGCCATAGTAACCGCATGGGTAAAAGCAAATAATTGATCACAGTTTTCAACACAGTACTCCGATCTATGAATCCAGTAACTGCATTCTTTACTGAATCAAAATTTGCTATAAGCATCCCTATCAATATTACAATAGCGCCAATTCCAGTACCTGCAAGTGCAAGACGGAACAACTTCAAAGACCCTGTAGATTTGCCTACGGCAAGGCCGTATGCCAATTGAACGCCAATATTTGCTTGGGTTGCAATCATCTCCGCTTTTTCCCACGCTACCACTGCTCCCTTTGCGATTGACTTTGCGTTCGTGGCCACGGTATTTAAAGTTACCGCAGCTGCTATCGCTTTTTCCATCTCAGCCTCATCGGCTCCAAGAAAATTGGCTACAGATACCGCAGCGATCGTCCCTTGGATTGCATCATTCAGATCGTCGTATGATTTTTTAATGTTGTTCTTTGGTTCTTTGTCTCCAAACTCATCAATCTTACCTAACGCTTTCTGCATGTCCGTATTAAGTTGCAAGACTGCATCGTTTAATTCCCCGACCTGATTAATAGGGGTACTCAGTCGAAGCTGTTCCAAGTTTTTAATTTTTGTCGTTATGTCAACGACTGTATGGGGAACCTGCGCAAGAATTTCGTTGAATTTTTCGACAGAGAACACGGTATCCTTCGGAATAGGCTTGATAGGTTCCGGATAGTTCCCAACGTTCCTTCGAAAATTCAACACTTTCTCTTCCGCTTTCTTCAGCTCAGCTGTAACCCGGGCTGTCTCCCGGGCAATGTCCTGCCCCTCCTCGGAGTACTCCCGACCTGCATCCGCCAATTCTCCATACTTAGACGTCAATACCGACAGTTCAGCCTTCAGCTGGGCAAGCGATCCAAACTCACCGGCACCACCAGCCTGAACGGCCTTTTCAAAATTCGCAGCATTGCGCTGCGCCTCCGCATACTCAGACTTCAGCAGCTTCAGATTGGCCGCATTGTTCTGATATTCGATCGTCGCCTCCTGACCTGCAGCTTTAAGCTCCTTCTGCCTGGCTATAAGCTCACTCACTTGCTTCTGCGTTTCCGCCGCTTCCTTTACAAAATCTTCTTTTCTTAATCCTAATTCCAAAAGGATCGTCTTTCTAAAATCTGCCATAGCTTAAAGTCTTATTAGTTCCACCTTGGTCGGGATCCCGTCCTGGTAGTTGTTTATTTTGTTCACATAGAAATAGGCCGCATGCTTCCGCAGGAAAACCGGAACGAAAAAATCGAACTCAGCGATATCGGTTTCATTCAGCCGAATGCTTTCAGTAATGCGCTTTGACTGCCGCAGCGTATGCGCCAACTCCACGTACCTGGTGGCCAGGATCTGATCGAAGCCTAAACCATTGGCAAGCCCCTGGTTGTTAAAGTAAGTGAAGGGAAGCGCCACATATCTGAACTGCTTATCTGCAGTATCTCCCTGATGGTAGACCACCGGGTTTGCAGCATCATTGTCCATCCGGATGATTCGCAGGATCCGCTGTTCCGTCTTGACCGTAAAGTCTACTTTGTTTGCCTCCAGATCTGCAGCACTGATCTTTGCAATCTTTGCTACAGGATATCCCTGCAGGCGGTAAACCGTTTCCGATGCTGCATAGATTGAAGTCACGACCGTTTTACTTGCAGCTAACGTCTGATCATCGATCGCCAGGCTCCCAGTACCTAAGCCTTCCGGTACCGTTTCATCTTCCTTCATGGCGAACGTATTCACCTGGGCATAGCTGCCTATGCTAAATTCACGCTGAGCCACCGAACCGGCATCGAGCTTGTCGCTCCAGTCTTTGGCCAGCTGTATGTTGCCAACCAGGTCCGCAAACGACCTGAAGGAAACTGTCTTTTTCAAATTGTCGGTTTGCACGATCACGCAGAACCGGTACATCCAGTTCTTCAGAAAATCTTTGATGCTGTGATCAGGAAGCACGGACTTGATCGATACCTGGGAATTGTAATACGCAATCCCTGGCAATACCTGAAAGAATGATCCTGGTTGAATGTAGAAACTCCGGTGAAAGCCCTGGTTGTTTCTAAACCCCCACAGCTGCAGGTAATCGCCGGCATCAAAGGGAATATCATCGGTCTGAAACTCTAAGGTCGCTATCTCGTCATCTACTACACTACCAGTACCGTGCGATATCCACACTGGCACACTGCCAATGCCAGGCATTTGGGTTACCTGACCGTTCTTTTGGATGCCAATGGTAAAGGGTGTCGGCTTACCGGTATTTGCTTCAGCCAGGATCTTGACTGAAAGCTTGACGGTCCCGGACTTTTTGAACGTATACCGGTTGTTTTCCCAGCTGCCGCCATTATTGTCGACACCAGCATTCGGCATCGTGATTTGAAAGAACTGGTTTGAAAGGTTAAACTGGCTATCAGTCTTTACTGTCTTCAATACGAAGGATCCACCAGCCTTATCAGGTTGCTCCAGCTTCTCACCGGAAAACGGCAGTATCTCATTTAGAAAGTCCGGATCGCTAAAGACATCCCCAACCGGTTTGAAGCCGGTGCGCTTGATGATCCTGTCAACGATGGTATGAACGAACACGGCCGGGCGCTGCGCTCTGCAGTCAACCAACCGGTTATTGTTAACCAGGTTACCGTAATCTACGATCGGATAGATGTAGCCGCTCGTATTGCTTAGAGATGCCAGAATCGTTGCCCTGTTCCAAGCGTGATCAAGTGATGGCAGACCGAACTTTGCTTCAAACTCGGGGGTGAACAGATCCTTTATACTTCCGTCGAGCAGGTCAAAGAACTCAACATTCCCTGACAAGATCTTCACCTCAATAAATTCGTTCACTGCCTCAATGCTTGCCTGACCTACCGGTATCACTTCCACACCGTTTTCAATGTACTTCGCTGGCAGCAGGCGATATTCTTGACCCGCACTCAGGGAAACGTCACCAGGTAAACCAAGTGCCTCCATATTATTCTGCGTTGCCGGCAGCTTGAACTGGTTGGTTGTATCTCCCTTCACCTTATCGATGCTGCCGATATCGTTAATCTGCTTGGTCATGGCCACCGTGGTCTTATCGCTGAAGTCCATCAGGCGCCCGTTTATGTATAGCTGCCCCATATCAGTTACTTTGGATATTGATAGATGGAAGGATAAATGAGAACTCCAGATCTGCTACACCGTCTTTGGTCTCATAAGCAGCTGAGGTCTGCTCAACCTGCACCGTCAGCCACCTAACCGGCTGCTGCCCGATTAGCATCAAAACCTTTGGGGAATAGATCACCGCGCGTAAGCTCAGGAAAGTCTCCAGATCGACCGTTGCACCAACAGTAACCTTGTCAGATGCTTCTTTGCTGATCGTCTCAGTACTGGAAAAGGTTGTGCTCAGGTTCTCAGCATACACATCATACGTCTTGATGTTGCCTGATGCAAGCGTAACCTTTTGCGTTCTTTCAAACAGCCAGTAATCCCAGCCGCCAAGTGTGTTGATCCAAGCCAGGTACACCGGTTTGTCTCTGCAAGCATTGTCAATGATCACCTTCTTTTCCTCGGTCAATGCCGTGTAAACCCCGTTATCCATCCGGCCGATACTTACCCTCTTAAAGATTCCGCTGAAGATCAGGTCAGACACCATCAGGCGATGAATGCCAAGCGCCTTGCTTATCGGTTCAAAGCCTTCATACTGCTGCTCGATCAGAACTAGCGAATTATCTTCGTTCATCAATGCCGTATCATCCTGGTTCATCATGATCGTGAACTCAGGCAACTGGATCACCTGGCCGTTTACATCAAGCAATGTCTCTGACAGGTATAGATCATGACCTAAGACAGCGTCCGAGTAAATGAAAGAAAGGTCAAAGGGATACCCAACAAACCAGCGCGCGGTCTTAAAGGTTGTCAGAAATCTTGCTTTCGCAGCGCCAGCTGGATATGAGGGAAACAGTACGTATTGACCCATGTTACTACCCAGCTGATCACCCAGCTGCTTTGCTGAGTTGGTGAAATAGTAGGCCTCAGGTACCTGTGTCCATGGCGCTGTATCAACGCCATCCCACAGCTGCCGGTAGAAAAGCTCGAAAGATCCTGCAGCATTAAGGTCTCTCCAGTTGACAGCATCATAATTGAAGTCGTTGCGGCTGCTTACCAGGTTCTTGAGCTTGCTTTGGATGTTGCAGGTAACAATGCCGGCAGGATCCGGAGAGAATGAACCCAGTACCACATCCTTGATCGGACCGATGCCGGTCTGGATCTTAAGTTCAATGCGATAGTTCACTTTTGCCTTGGTGATCACGAAGCCATTTGATGCAGATTGCTCCAGCCATGGCGTATCGAGCACCACATTCTTGCCTACCACCTCAACAACACGAAACGTTCCCTTATACTTTTCGCTCTGAACGATGATCGTACCGCCATTCTCCACACCTGCAGGGTTTGATTTCAGTACCAGGAGCGGCTTCTTATCCGGAGCATTGGCATTCGGAAAAGGAAGGATGCCCTCAATCTCGTAATCGCGGCGCATAAACTTGAAGATGATTGGATTGTGCGCTGCTATCCACTTAGAAACGTTGCCAGCTGACACCTCAAATGCCGGCGTTTCGAACAACATCTGAAACTTTGCCCGGATAGTAAAAGCCTTTCCATCCTGGAAGCTGGTTGTGTCCTTCGCATAGGCCATGTAATCACCTGGAGCAAGATTCTCGAACACATTTGAGTTCTGCCAGGTCTGGCCGTCGATCGAATACTGTATAGGTCCGAAAGAAGATACCGCCTCGATCGTTGCAGATCCATCGTTTACAAACTCCTGCGTCTGATCAGTCGCTGTTACCGATACAACCCTGATCTTTTCCTGACCAGGTGCAACAATCTGGAAGCTTTTAGCTGCCCAACAACCTCCTGATATCTCCTGAACGTAACCGTCATAAGTTCCAGGAACATCAAACACCTTCGCATTAGATGCTGAGTAGTTTACTCCGTCAAACGAATACTCCAGATTGTTGATATCGGTGAAGCCGGCAGGAATGATCTGCGCGGTCATGCCATTGACCTCAATAGACTGCACATAGAGCGTACAGCCCCCGCCGCCATTGTATCCGCACGACTCTGAATTTAGATCAAAGCTGCTTGAGGCGTACGGATATTCGTTAGATGCAACGGTGGAAACCTTGGTAGTTCCGTCACAGAAGTCATAGATAGCAGATCCTGAAATATAACCGCGGTTATTATTACCTGGCTCCAGATCAGTTATGATGCCGCCAGTTGATTCGATCTGAATATCGTAAGGGGCCACCCGGTTAACGAAAACAATGACCTGAGTGCCATTGCCACCGGTAAAGATTGAGAAGGTGTCGATGAATTGATAGTCTGCCATGGTTATGGAAATAAGAGTGAAGCGGTCTCCCGCAAATATTTTGTTGCCAGCTTCTCGCTGAAGTCATTTATGTTATCCTCCCGGATGAAGTTGCTCAGCACGCCCGACTGCCCGCCCTGCTGGTAAAGCCTGGATCCACGCTTGCGAAGGGAGTGAGCCAAAGCATACGGGTTTAGCCTCAACCCCTTTGCTGCCATCCATTCAATCAGGGCATCAACCAGGCTGCTGTATGATTGCTCCTGCGCTTCCTTTGGGCTGGTACCGTACTCCGTCCGGATAATATTGGCATCTGCCCTTAGCTGCGCACCGATTGATGTCGTGATCAGCGTCTGGATGCTGTCGATCGTGCGCCCGGTGGCGACTCTTCCCTGGGCGATACTTTCGTTCCGGATGTTGTCTGCAAGCCTTTCAAAGAATTCCCTGATCAGCTCGCTGTCTGGATTGAAATTGCTCATGGACAGTTCGGTCTGATATCATTTATCTGGACAGTTATGTTGGCAATGATCCCGGAAAGGTTCATGTCGAACAGATTGATCACCTCAATGAATTCATGTTCCGAAACGTCCTTTACTGCAGGATGATTCAATAAGCTGTTAAGGAACCTATCGGCAACTGTCTCCATGTTCTTGATCACCTGCAGGTGTTCATCAGTCTCCCATTGCAGCTGCGAAGCATCAGCAAACAGAACCTCGATGTAGTAGCTGGGAGTACCGAAGCCGGCCCGGGTTCTGGTGCGTCTGGATCTGATCGGCATTGACAGGTAGCATACCGGTAAGATGGTGGCCGATGACTGGTCCTGAATGTTCTGGTAGTCCTTGGGACCATGGTAAAAAGTGAGACCTGCCGCAGCAGAAAGTTCCTTTACAATGTCTGAAATATACATATATGTATAATTTAAGTTAAAAATAATTATTTCTTGCGCATGATTTCTGCATATCGCTCCTGATAATTAACCAGGTCCTTATTCATCATCAGCTTTACAAACACCTTCTCATATCGCATGCGCATGATATCGTTCCATCTTGCGATATCGCCACCCGCCAGTACATCAACGGAATTGAGCAGCCCGTATTTATCCATGTTTCGGATGCCTGCCTGCAGCTGCTCCGGCTTAAGCTTGCCGGTTAGCTCTCGTCGCTCGTGGTCGATGATAGCGTATAATTGCTTAAAAAAAAACCTGCGATCGGCATCGCATGCTTGGCAGGTAAGGTTTTCATCAAGTCGATGACCGTCTCCACCTTTTCATCGTCGAACGGCTCACCTGTGATGATTGGATAGAAGTAAATGGCCAACGCCTCCGGCATGATCGGCAGCAGGTTGATATCACCGGCATCGGATGGATCTACATGACGGACCAACTCTTCCAGGGCAACCTTTTGACCGAACGTTTCCAGTCTTAGATCTGCAGGTACCCTGGCAGCGAAACGATCGAATGTTCCGGTGTCATCACCTGGTAGCCGGAATTCAACTGATGTCGGTACCGGATAAACTTTGAAGTCGGCTTCTACCTGCAGGAAGCTCAGCATTGATTCGACTTGCTGCCAGTAGTCAAGATCAGTCGCCGATAAAATCTCCTTCTGGGTTAAACCGGTAATGATGCTATACACCTCAGCTTTCCGATTCTTGGCATTCGGATCCAGCTTGCTGATATCAATGAGCTGGCCGAGGGTAAGATCTCCCCAGGCGGTTGGCACCTTGAGGTCTTTGTAATAGACTTTGTCCTTCTTGTCTGCGAAGGCTATTGTAATAGGTATCTTCATACGAGTGAGTATTTTGGTTTTTTAATCGGCTTGAAGTAAGTGAAGAACATCCGTAGCATCAGGCATGTGGCGTTATCTGGTGAGCTCCCTATCAGCTCAATGATCGACTTACGGTCGATGATATCGTCCTTACCATCACCGTCCAGGTTCTTCTTTTTGATGACGGATAGCTCCAGGGATATCTGCTCCTTAAGTTCTGGCTCGCAACCTTCCAGGTACATTCCACCGGCATTGACCAGGAGCGCCAATGCAAAGTACATCTGCGCCCGTTTGTTGGCATAGTTCTCCTTTTCGAACGGTGTTGACTGGTTAAGGAACTCCTGGCATTTGAGATGATCCACAACGCCGCCACCAATGCCATCAGCATCAACCACAACCCGGGACATAGGGACGTTGTACTTATTGGCCAGGTCCTTGATCTTCTGTTCCACGACATCGGTACCGGCTTTAGTGAGGGTATGCCGTTCAAAGCAGACAAAGCCATCCCATACATAGATCTTGGTTGCATCCTTTCCTTGTCTGGCCACGTCGACAGTAATGTACCTGATACCGGTCCGCAGCACATGCTGGTTGGTGAACAGGTCGTTGATATTGATGTACGGCATGATAGCCGCGGGATCATCATCGTAATCCCAGTTTCCTTTCAGCAGCCTTTCCTTCCTGGCTACGTCCTTGATGGATAGCAGGCCCTCAACGTATCCAGATTCGATAAATGGGTTGTCGGATACCAATGACTGGATGAACACCTGGTAGTCGAGCAGCATGCCCTTCTCGGCAGGCTTGAAGAATTCCCTGTATAACCAGTTCTTTTTAGGATTGCAGGTAACGAACAGCTTCCGGGCCAGACGGTGCCGGTCGTTGTTCATACGACCTACACGAGACTTGAGCGTATCGAAGGCACCGAAATGACATTCACCACCCTCTTCCATCCAGCCACCGGTGTACTCAAGGGAGCCAAACCGTTCGAATAGTGGATCCTTCTTCGGCATGTACTTGAGCTGCAGCAGGTCGATCTGCGATCCGTTGGCAAACTTGATGCAGTGACCTTTCTGCAGGTACTGATAATCTACACCCCGAATGAATCCGTATGTCTTGGCCACCCGGTGAAAGGTAAGCAGGGTCGTGCTTTCAATCTTGTTCAGCTCGTCCCTGCCGATGAACCATTTGGTTTCGGGATACAGGTAAGCACTGAAGAGCACCCAGGCACAGCCGGTCCATGTCTTGGCGCCACCTGCAGCACCACCGTATACAATCTCGTTGCTGCTCTGATCGGTAAGGGAACGAAGTGCAGCCTCCTGTTTTAGGTGCTTGTAACGCAGCTCACCCTTCTCATTTACGTATGCATCGCCCCCATCGCGCACGGTAATGAAATCGAAGTCGCCACGCCGGAACATTTCGGCATTGACGTCCTTTTCATCGATATCAAGGAGCGCGTCAAGTGTCATCTTTATGAAGGGTTACGCAAAGATCTTTTGAGAGCTGCTAATGCTTTGAGCTGATCATCGGTAAGGTTGCTCATGTCGATGGATGTCTGGGTAGCGATAGGCGCACCATCAGGCCCTGATAGCTCGACCTTATCGATTACGATGCCATCAATCTTTGCCATGGAATCAAGGACCTTATTGATGGCGCGTACACCTGCAGGTGTTTTCTTCAGCACCGGATCCATGTCCTGAATGAGCTTACGCTTGCGGCTTTTGTAGTAAGCTTTGAGGTGCTCAGTATCGAACCTGGTACGCTCGCGAAACTCTTTGAAGGCATCGGAATAGTACCGCTCGACAGTGCGTTCAGATACGTCCCATTCGGCAACACCTTTAGCCACGATATCCCGGTGACTGAAGTCATCAAGGATCCACTCCTGAATTTTGCGCAGGCGCTTCAACTTCTCTAGCTGGGAGACTTTTACAGGTTTGTTTGATAGGCTATCGGACATTGTCGGTGAGTGCAGGCTGGTACATACGCAAAAATATACATATATGTATAATAATCGAAAGATTTTTTTTTCACGCACCGACAGATTATGACGGGGTATTGGTAAATGGGGTTACCATCGTTATATTTGAGTAAATCTGAATTACATGTTTCTCAAAATTGCTACATCCATAGCCTTGGCTTGTTGTCTCGCCTGGCTATATCTGGACCGATCGGTTCAACCAGTTGTCGCCGTATGTATCTCCTCCCTAGCTCTTTGCTATGCTATGTTCAAGCCTGGCGATTCGAAGGCAGAACAACAAAAGACCATAAATAAATTCAATGTTAATACCGGAAAAGATTCCAATGTCAATCAGAGTGCCGGCGATATAACGATTAACCATGGCAAAGATGTTAGGAACCGATAGCAGCAATTCGGCAAGCGGGGGCGATCAATCGCAGTTCAATCAGGCGCAAACAATTAACAATAACAATTATGGTCTATCGTATTCGGATGTGAAAGAGCTGTTTTTGGATCTATTTAGATCAAACTTTATAGATCTTAAAAACGAAGCAGCCAAGATAGCATCTGAACGCGCTGAAGAAATTACCACCAAACTAGTTGAAAGACTTCAACAAGAGAATCAGGGGGCGCTTGACGAGTTTAAGCAACCGGGCATGCAAGATTCATTATTCAATGCTCAGAAAGAATATGCCAAGGCCGGGGATCCAGAACTTGCCGACATGCTTGTTCAAATGTTAATCGACCGGGCAAAATCTCCAATTAGGAATCGAAGACAAGCTGTTTTAGATGAAGGTTTGAGGCTAGCCCCTAAATTGTCAATCCACCAAATGGATTTATTAACTATCACGCAGCATTTCTTTTTGACGAAACAGCTTCTTTGTAAAAATTTCGACGGGTTAATGGAACGATTGGAACCGCTATTTCAATTAGTTAATCACGTCAATATTGCTGAAGTCAATGCAGACATAGAATTTCTTGAGTACCTCGGGCTTGTCACGAAAATAGTCGGTTCTTTTAACCCTTACGAGAAGTTGGTACTGTCAAATTACCAAATCTACTTTGACAAAGGATTTCAGAGCAATGAATTAGAAAGATTCTCATCAGCTGGATTGAATGCACATCTGATACCAAGTTTTCATGTTCCTGAAAATATGATTCTTGGATTCGAATCTAAAGATCAGATCACTCCTTTTCTGAGTCAATATGGTTACCCTGAACATGAATGGCCCGATATTTTGGCATTACACGGAGGCAACCTTCTGACCGAAGATGAAGTTGTTAGATTATTAAGCGATCGTTTTCCTGGATATGTGAAGCTTCGTGAGATATTCAATAACACAGAGTATAAAAATTTCAATTTGTCGCCAGTTGGGATTTCGATAGCGCTTGCTAACTGGCAAAGGCGTACTGGAGTAATATCAAACCTAGCAACTTGGGTGGGGTGACAAACATAGTCAAATTCCCGGCAGACTTCGGCGACTACCGTGCTATCATGAGTCTCAATAGAGAACGCGGCGGCCAATCTTATCAGATCATGGCGAACGATTATTACCTGGGCACAATTGTCTTTAGGACCCAGGAAGGCGCTGCTGGATGGAGGGTGTTCTTTACCAAAGACACACCGAAGAGCAAGTTCAAAACGGACGGGTTTGGCATGGATGACTTTCAAGCTTTAATTGACCGGGTAGAGGAAAATGAAAAAGCCGCTACTCGAAGGTAGCGGCCTGATTAAGACCCTTACGGGGTCATATTCATCCCTGTCTCAAATATAACAATTAGAGCTTTTAATTTGTGCCATCCGCTGACGTTTTTTTAGCAGTCATAATACTAAGCATGAAAAAATCAAAATGATATGTTCATAGATAAATCCTGGTTTGAGCCCTTTGACTCTGGTGTCTGGGGGAACGTTTCGGAAGTCGCTACGGTCACTGCCGCTATTGTTACCCTGTTATATTTAAGAAAGACACTCAACTCGCAATTAGAGGTTCAAAAAATGCAGCAAATGATCGCAAGGATTGAAAGTGAGAAATTTCTTGAATCTATTCGTCCTAAGCTATCCCTGGCATACGCAAACTTTGGGCATAGTTCGGTACGGATAGTAGTGAATGTTCAAAATAATACTGCTAAAGAAATTAAAATAACGGCTTCACTATTACGCGGATCGGAAATAGGTATTGATGAAACATCAACAATTTATTCACACTCTGAGTTGAATCCTGACAAGACCTATGACTTCTGGCTAAGATACCCTGAAGTGGCTTCAAATTTCGATAGGCCTTGGTTCACTACTACAATCAGTTATAAGGATCAATATGGCACAACGTATGAATCATCACTAAAGGTTCACTTCGCTCAAGGGACATTTGATATAAAACAGGAAAGCACATCCAAAAGGACAGGGCTGCCAAATTTAAATGACTGGATGCCTTAGCCAGTCGACCGTTATTCTGTGCACTCATCTTTTTGTAGCCGCGATGCCGCCTTTGAGTATATCCTTCATCTTAACCTCAAGCTCAGTTTTGATGGCATGTTCTATATCGGGTGTCAGATCGGCCAGATCCTTAAGTATCCAGGCCTGGAACTTCTTCTTGCCTCTGGAGGCTGTGGCCACGAAATATACTTTCCCTTCTGGCGCATGCTTGCCTTTGTGAACACGTGTCTTTTTAACGGCGATCTTGATACCGGAGTCGATCAGCGCTTCGGTCATCAGAGTATTGAAATCAAATTGTTTCATGATGTGAATTGTTAAAAGCCCCAGACGAGCATTGCAGCGTCTCTGGCGTGATTACTTGTTTTCTTGATCCATCCGGTCAGCTTAGCAAAGTATGCTGCTGTGACCTTCGTGGTGCCCTTTACGGGGGCGATGAATTCGTGCGGGATCTCCTTTGCTACAAGGAAGTCCTCCCAGGCACCGCAGTCCCGTTTTACGGAGCCTGCACCTTGCTGCTTGGCTTCGGCACGAGCACCGAACCATTTGCGCTGCCGGGCATCTTCTACCCTGACCATGGTGATCAGGGACCGATAGCTGATGACGAGCTCAAAAGCTTCATGCAGCAGGCAGGTACGGACCTCTTCCAGCTGCTTGGTTGATTTGTTGTAGATGGCAACGCCGGTGTTTACACCAGGGTCAATGCCGATGATGATCTTACACATCTTGTTTGTGAATTTGACTGATATCGCGCATGCTCTCGATGCCGGTACGGGCAACCTCTGCTAAGGCGGATAAGTTGTCTAAAACTTGGCTTCTACTTTCAGCATCGCCATTTAAGGCAGCTATGAACTGAACCATTGTTTGCTCGTATAATTTGTCGACCTCTGCGATCGCCTTGTTAAAATCCTCGTCTGTCATTACTGTTTGTTTAAGTTGTTCACCATGTGCTGCCGCAGCTGCTCAGTGTATTGTTCATTGTCTTGCCGGTACTGGTCCGCCCGGCCGCGGTTCTGGAGCTCCTGCCCGTACTTGATCTGATCATGCTGCCGGTAGCTGATGGCGTCGGCCTGATCGGCCCGGGCATTCGAATACTGCTCGAGCCAGCTCAATATAACCTGGCCATCAAGCCGGTCATACTGTTTCCCGTAGACCCCGCGCTTTGCCTGTGAAAAGCAATACTTGAAGTCTTCAGGCTTCAGGTACCAGTAATCTTCGATGATCAACTGGACGGTTATCTTAACCTGCTCATCGTTCATGTTTTTGCCCAGGTTGAAGAAGGTGACCAGGTCACTGACCATTACGTTGAGTACGGCCATCAGGATCAGGTTTCCCTTGTCACCAAAGTCACTGCGGATCTTGGCAAGGGATGGCGTTTGTGCTTTCAGGCAATCATCAATCGTTCGAGGTGCCAAACTGGCGTAGAAACTCTGCGGATTTTGCAGCAAGATCTCGTACACCGGATTGCTTTTGCTCAAAGCTTGCTGTTGGTTTTTGTTGTGCTGCAGGTTCATGTCTCAAAATAATTTCGTCGTTCCAGGATTTGTTGTTGATGTAGGTTTCCGGATTCTTCCGGTACTGCTTGTTTGGTTGTGCGGCTATGTACTGCGGCAGGTGCTGCTTGATCAGGAGCCGCTCCGACTTGCGGAGCTTCTCCCATTTTTTTTTGATTTTGCTTTTATCACCAACCTTCTTGTCGAAGTCGTTCCAAAAATCTTCAAAGGCATAGTCATCGGCATCTACCTCGATGATGGCTTCAGCCTCATCAGGTATTGTTTCAATGTTTACTTGTTTCTTTGTTTTAGGGTTTAAGGGTTTATTTATGTTTACAGTGCCGTGCATAGTGCCAGTATCGTGCTCCGTCACGTGCCGGTATCGTGCTTTATCAAGTGCCGTATACAGTGCCCCATCAATTTTTGATAAAGCAACTACGTTAGCAGTCCATTGATTTTTGCTTTCTTTCACTACATACACAAAGCCCCATTCAACCAGATCATTGAATACTTTCTTATAAGTGTTCGGCGATGATATGCCGGCTGCCGCCATAGTCTGATCGCGCGGTGCACCGAATTGAGCAGCCCATCCCATCCTGTTATTCAGCTCAACCAACCACAGATACATAGCTGTATGGTTACCCGAAACCTTGCCTTGATTTTCAAATGCAAAGTCGAACCAGGCCCGGGTGAACTGGTATGAAGAGGATTCTGATTTATTGTTGCTCATTCGGTATGATTATGCCAGTCGGCTCTTTTGTGCTTTGTAATTGTAGATCTCTTTCAGCATCTCCACATACTGCTTGTGGTTGATGCATTTGACCAGGCTGCGGGGCTGCAGTTCGATCTTACCCTTCATGATCTCATGATCGTAGCCATGTGTATTTAGCATGGTGATCACGGCCAGGACAAAGTTCCTGTCGTAAGCAAAGTCGATGTAGTTGCGGTACTCCTTCAGGATACCAGCCACGTCTTTGGCAAAGGCGTAATTGCTTACGTCTACCACACCTTCACGTAATGCAGGGATATTCCGGCGCCCGTCTGAAGACAGGAGCATCAAGGCCGTGCTGGGCTGGATAAGAGGATTCTCACTAAGGAAGGCACTGAGGCGGTCAAAGCCGTTTCTCTTCTCGATCGTCCAGTAGTTGATGTAATCCATGGTGTTCCAGTTCTTCGCATTGCTGTTGATAGCTGCTATATCCTGTTTGCCTACCTGGTTGTCGATAACGAAGTAGATCGGTACCCCTAATGCCTCAGCAGCACAAAGTCGGTGCTGCCCGTCAATCACCTCCAGCTGCTCATTGCAGATGATCGGGTTTAAGTGCAGGAGATTCTTTTCAGCGATCGCTTTGATCAGTTTGCGCACATGTCTGGTATCTACCTCACGATTGCTGATGATGGACTTGAACTGATCATAATTTATTGTTGATTCCATTATGCAGCACCTCCCTTCAGTTCTTTGATACGCGCATCGATTTTGGCTTCCCGGCGCTCGCGGATTCCTTGCTGATCAAGCTGCATCCGCCAGTACTCCGGATTGCACCAGACCTGCGCCATGTTGAACGTTACGCCAAGATTGATACCTCCGGAAGAGATACCGGAGAACTTGTTGTAAAGGGCCCGGCGAACGATCAAAGCTTTGACCTCGTCCGATGCCTTACTGATGGCTTCGAACAGCTGCTGTCCACCGGTATTGTATGCATAGAATGTTGACGGCAACCCAAGCAATTCGTGTATCTTATTTTTAAAATTGCCGTATCCGAGATTCTCATATGCAAGTACGATCAGGGCATTCATCTCGCGCGGATCCAGCGGCTTGGTCTGATCAGTCATGATGCTATGATCTTTTAGATGGTCAACCAGCTTCTTCATAACCTTCTCGTTGTCGAGCTCGCGGCCACGCTTTTTCTTTTGCTCCTGATCAGCCACCTGCATATCGATCGAGGGCGGGCCACTTTGAGTACCTAAGGCCCTATTGGAATATATCCTCACATAACCGAACCGCATGCTGTATACATCATACACCCTGGTAACCACTCCGTCAGAGATCTTCTTTTTAAAGTCGGCAACTTCCTCGTGGTATTCCGCTTCAGCATCCTTTTGCGCCTGGTTGAACTCTTCATCTGTCTCAAAATCTTCACGGTCAACATTGTCTCGCTCAGGCTTATCAACCCATGTGCATCCTTGATAATTTAGGAACATGTGGCCGTCCTGTTTGAGTTGCTTGCAAAGGGACGACTCATTGTACGCGTAATTGATCAGTTGAACATCAGGGTCGGCCAGTGCCCTGTCGAGGTCGATCTTTGCCTGAGCGTCGCGCTTAATGGAAAAGCACTTTGGATCGGTACAGGTGGCGGGCTTATCGTCTTCGAACATCACGATCATGCAGGCCGAATTTTTAGGGCATGTCGTGCAGGGAGTTGCCACACCGGCAAAGCCTGGCTCAGTAATGTCGAATGTTGCCTTTGACAGATCATTTGTCGCATGAGTTCCTACCCATTGCTTTAGCGAACTTAAAGTGCCGGCACCTCGCTCCCAGTAACCGGGCTCTTTACCGAACTTCTGCTCATACCACACAGACTGAAAGTCTGGCTGCAGGCGAGCCAATACTTCGGCGTGGCCGATCGGCAGCTCCTCTGATTTAGACTTTGCTTTCAAGTCATCCGTCAGGTCATTCAGCAGCAGGCGTCTGGCCACGAACTGATTGCCCTTGCCGATCTTTGCAGCGATATCCGTTAGGCTGTAGTTCATGCTTTTGATCATGAACTTAAAAGCTTCAGCCTCTTCCAAGGGATGCACATCTTTGCGCTGCAGGTTCTCTGTCACCATCATCTCCATGGCTTCCTGATCGCTCAGGTCACGGATACTGGCTGGCACTTCGGTAAGCCCTGCAGCAATGGCTGCATGATACCGGCGTTCGCCGCAGATCAATTCATAACCGGAACCCAATACATATGGCCGGAGTGTTAATGCCTGGATCACTCCAAGCTTCCTGACGGATTCCGTCAGTTCCGCAAGCGCATCCTGGTCGAAGGTCTTGCGGGGGTTTAGTTTATTCACGCGGATCTGATCCAGCGGAACGAACTGCAGCGCCGGGGCGCTGATGGTTTGTACGTCTTGTTTTTTTCCCATGTTCTGGTAATTGATTATATCAGTGGCCAGGGCTGTAGTAAAGCCCTGATCGATTAGGCTGTTTGTTCGTTTGATAAGGCGAGCGGCATTCTTTTCACCGGTGAAGATCCTGTCAACATCTTCGGCAGACAGGTCTATTGCGCGGTCACGCACCAGCGTGCAGATCTGCATCAGGTTCGCATGACCGCCGGCGATCTTGCGGAAGGCAACGATCTGATCATTGAAGCGCTGCATGCGGTCGCTGTTGAGGTATGTGTCAGCCCACTCTATACACTCATAGCACAGATGCCACGATACACTGTAAGTTGCATGACACCGGTAGGCCTCTACATTCTTTTTGAAACACTTCTCGCAGGTAACATCGCACTCGATTGTGTGAGACCTTGAAGCTGCGCACGGTCCGCAGATCACGAAGTTTGCAAAGCACATACTGAAGCCGGTTCGAACTTTCGAATCACACCAAAGGCACAGGCGATCGCCACCTTCGGTACCGACATCTTCTGCAGTCTTTTTCTCCTGTAGACCGAAATCTGAAAACCTGCTCATACCTTACTTTTGATTGAATAGGTTGATCAGATCATCGATCACGCTCTCCTGGACCTGCTCTTCTGATCCGGTGACGTTGGCCACCATGACACGTTTGCGGTCAATGATCTCATAGATTTTTTCGTCAATCGTTTCTCTTCCCAGGAAGTAAAAGCAATTCACAGAATCTTGCTGGCCGATCCGGTGACACCGGTCTTCACACTGATCCATGATCGCAGGGTTCCACCATTGTTCGATAAAAGCCACACGCGAAGCTGAAGTAAGGGTAAGGCCTACACCGGCAGCGATGATGTTGCCGACGAATAGCTTGCATGACGGATCATTCTGGAACGTATCGACAGCTGCTTGCTTTTGCTTTTCGTTGTCATCACCGGTTACAGTTACGCAGCCGGGAAAACGTTGCTTGATCTCTCCGACGATATCCTTCAAGTAAGCGAAGAGTACAAGCTTTTCGCCTGATGCGATTATGTCCTCAACAAAATCAAATACATCCTGCAGCTTGCCGCGGGCGCTGATGTTTTTAAGGATCCCCATCTTGACCATGATCTCCCCGCGCATAGCCCGCTCAACCCGCTCGTCATCGGCGTTCTGATACTGGATCAGGTAGTTCATTAGATCAGCTTCCGCAGCTACATATTCCTTTCGGTTATCAATCTCGCAGTACACGATCTGGCGCATCTTTGCAGGAAGATCTTTCAGTACCTCAGACTTGTCCCGCTGGTAGAAGCAGTTGGTTCGCAGCTTATAGTTGAGCTCCTTCAAGTTGCTTGCGTTATTGGGACCTGCACAGTAGCGGTTTATAAAACCTTTGTATCCGCCAAATGGATCCAACTGATCAAGGATGCCCAGCTGTGGTACCAGTTCGACAGGCTTGTTCATCACCGGCGTACCGGTACATAGCAGGATAATATCCTTGCCGTTGGCCAGGCCTTTTACAAATTTGGTCTGCTGTGTACCGAAGGATTTGCAGCGGTGGCTTTCATCTACGATCACCGACTTGAACATCTCAACCATCTGCTGCTTGAAAACGATATCCTTTATGGTCAGCCGCTTCTTTTCACCCTTGGCCGGCATGCTCTTTACAAAGAACTTTTTCAGGCTTTCGTAGTTAACGATGAAAACATCCGCGAGCCCTGCCTCCCAGTAGCGGGGAAAGGTCGTCCGGATGTTGTCGGTTAACACCATCGCCTTTTTGCTGGTCCACTTCTCAGCCCACTCCCGGCGCCAGTTCTCCTTTAATGCTGACGGGCACACCACGATACAGGGAAAGGCATTGTAGTGCAGGACCGTTGCGATCGCTTGCACAGTCTTTCCCAAGCCTGGCTTATCGCCGATGATGGTACGCTTCTTTTGGATGGCGTAAGCAACGCCTTGCTTTTGATACGGGAACATCTCCATCTTTAGCGGGATGTCCACCTGCAGCTCAGGCATTGCCGGGATATCGAACTGCTGCTCAACCGGCAAACCAAATGTAAAGTTGTTGGCATAGGCAAAACGTTCAACATCGATCCGATTGATAGCCGGAACTTCCCAGCATTTTTCGCCAGCATTCCACCGGCGCCCGGGCAATGCTTTTACCTTCTCAATAAGCTTGGGGGAATAGTCAAACTTGATCTGGAAAGCTGAATTACTTTGAAGGATGTATCCGCTCATGATTTATTCACTTATGGTCATGAACTCTCCCTTTGGGTAGAATACCCGAAGTTTCGAGAAATCCCGTTCGTCATACTGAAATGAGAACCGGTCTGCCCGGTCCATGAAGGGGATGGTAAACTTTTCGATGAACACGCCGCGCGCGCGATCATAGCTTGATGCCTGGACACGGACCCAGTGGTCTTTCATGCACTGGCCCTCATTGTTGTAATGGGATTGCCCGAAGGTGAAATAATAGTTGTTCATATAATGTGGTGGTACGTTACGTTAAAAAGACCGCGGAAATAGGCCATAACCGCGGCCCGCATAAAAAAGCTCAGTTCACGAGGCTGAAGGAGAAAGAACGATTGCGGTTGTGAGCCGTCGCGGAGTGTGGGGGATTCGAACCCCCGGACTGCTAACCATAGCCACCCCGTCAAGTGGTGCCCGGCTCCGGACCAGCATCTGATCCGGGGCAAGGCCTTACCCACTGAAATATCTTATTCGATTTTTGTGACCTTCTTACGGCCACGTTTCTTTGGTTCTGCAGCAAGCTCTTCGACGCCGTCATCGCTTAGGCTGAGTTCTGCCTCCATCTCGTCTGCGAACATCTCCAGCTGGCGCTTCGGTGCTTGCTTGCCCTGGTAATAAAGGTTTACCTCTTCCTGGAGCTGATAGGCCGCTGAGGCCAGATCAGTGATATGCAGGTATGATCCATCTGTCCATTTGACAAAAGGCGTGTTGATATTCATGGTCAGGCCACTTACTAAGATTCTGGTGGCTGTGATAGTGATACCTTCATGATCTTCTTCTCCGCCGATGCTGAAGCCTTTTACGGTAAGACTTTCGAATTCATCTTCCAGCCCGGCACCTTCCGCTTCCGGAAGCTCGCAGATCAGAGCAACGTGAGGTGTCAATGCTTTGAAGGCGTTTACAAGATCTTCGTGCGCGATCCAGTCGCATTTGATACCCTTATGCTCACGGTGCGCACGGCCTTCCATGGTTTCCATCAGGCCGATGTTTTCCACTACCATATCGGCAGTGATTGATGCTTTGACAATTCTATTCATGTTGTAATTAATTGTGTTTTAAGAAGGGGGAACCGCACTCCCTGCTCGGGCTCCACGATCACCACATGCCCGCTTTCCGATATCACCGTCACGCGGTCCCCCTTTTTGCCGTAGCGTTTGCCTTTTTTGAAGCTGCTGTAGATATCCTCAGACAGGTACGCTATCCGGTTCATCTAAGGCAAAGATTTTCGTGTCTGTAATTAAGGCGCGATGTTGGTTAACGAACCTTATGAGATCCTCTACCCAACGCTGCAGCCTGGGTATATCGCGGTCTGGATTAAATATGTATTCCTCCACGTAGATATTCGAGAAGTCAGTCGCGTGGTAGCGAAACGTTTTGATGTCTAATCCTTCAGAATGAAAGCAGTAAGGGTAAACCAAATGCTGCGCATTGTTCAGGTATTTCGGAAACGTATAGCTTTTAGTCGTCTTGATATCAGCAATTGTGTCTTCGATCAGCTCGTCAAGATTTCCATAGATCTCTACCGGTCCGAAGATTGTCGGAAGTATGGCAGAGACTCTCAGCTGAGGCACCGCTGCTGCATAGGTCACTACGAACTTGTCTACTATGTCTACCGGGAAATCGAATATATACTGAACTCCCTCGCGGCTTGTATAGTGATAGGTATACACCTCTTTTTTCCGAATAGTCTGCTTATAGATATTAGGATCTGACGGCAGTTGATCTTCAATCCCGAACCGCTCAATTAAATAATCTACCAACTCATTAAAAGCAGTCCCCCGATCAGCAGCTTCGGAGACAAACGGCACCCGGTTCAATTTATCTATGAACTCCTGGAACGCGTTGTCTTGTTCACTCTGTAGATACCAGCTATAGGCATCAAGGAGGGTAGCGTAAAATTTATACCTGGGTGTCGTCATGGTTAGTCTGCGTTAAGTTCTTCTACGAAAAGATTTTTCTGTGTTGCTTTTGGAATAGATGGTGTTTGCACAGATTTAGGAGTTGCCTTTTTTGACTCAGCCTCCACAACCTCGATCACCTGTTCGGGTTGAACATCTTCTTCGCTTACCTGCGTATCAGCACCATCAGATTCCGGTGCTTCGACATCGGTCTCAGGTGTCTCCGTTTCCACGATGTCCTGTTCGGGAGCTTCCTCTACTACAGGATCGCTAAACTCACCGCTTTCTTTATCGAAGGAAAGTCCGAGCTCTTTCACTTTCTTCCCGAAAAGCCTGCGCGCTTGGTATTTGGAGTCCCATATGTGTTCGATGTTGTCGATCCAGATGACGAAAAGATTTGCATCTTCTGCGTTTTGCAAACCATCAACTGCCTTAGCGATAAGATCAATCAGGTCATTGTATTCTTTCGCCTTTTCCTGGCGCTTAGCTAAGTTCTTAGCATATGAATCGAAGATGGTCGAAAGCAGGATGTTGGGAGTTGTTTCTTCCAGTTCAGACACTCCGATAACGGGATCAAGCTGGCAGGTATTTTTGCCATAGTAGCGCTCTTCCGGATCGAATGATATCGTACGCTGCTTTCCGATAGCCTGCATGTATCCAACCAGGTCAAGTTCTTTGATAAGATCTCCCGATGACGATCCACCGATTTCAGGACGAACAATTTTTTGGTCTCCGTTTTTTTCTTCAGTGTCGTGAGCAACGAACACCAGGTGCTTTTTCATGATTGCAACCTTCTTGAGGAAATTTTTGAATAGTACCTTGCGTGACCCATATCCCTGTAAGGTCAGTGCACCATCAGCGCGGCCGAGCTTTGGATCATTCTTGATCAGATATTCAGACATGAAGTCCAATGCCTTTCCAGCTGTATCGATAACTAATGATTGGTAAGCGCTGAGATCTTCGTTTTCCAACAGATCTATCACGTCTTGCCAACTGGAGATTTGAACAGTGTCTGTTTGGTGTTCTGTCCGAACGCGATGTACGCCTCCGTCAAAATCTAATAAAAGGGGTCGAGGGGCTGACAAGCCAAGGGTTGTTTTGCCAAGGCCCGGTTGTCCATAAATTAGGGCCTTAATGAATGCCTGAACGTTTAGTTCGGCGGGTTTTTTAATGAGTGACATGGGTACGTTATGAATTAAGGGTGCTTAAAAGAACTGCGAGACAGACGGCTGCGATGATCAGCATGCCGATTACAACTCTGTCGCCTTTGATCATCTCTTCTTCGGTGATCGGGCGTTGGTAAGGTTTCGGATCAAGATCACTGTGATCATGTAGTTCCGGTAGGTCTTTGTGGTCCATTTGATTTTACTTTGGTTGGTTGGTTGATTATTCTGTTTGCTACAAGAATGAGCTGCTGCCCTGGTCCTAGGTCCTTGTTTACCTCTCTAAAAATGTATTCAGTCCAGGCGTTGAAGCCGGGCATCGGATTGTTCTTGTCATAGTCGACCGGATACACCGTCCGCTGAATTGATCGATGCTTTCTCATGAGCTAAGCTCCTCCCTGTGCTGAAAAAGTCTGATCGATCCATTTGCCGTGTCCAGGCAGTTTTGAATGTCCCTCATGGCCACGGCCAGATCTGTTTCCTTTTCGCCGTGCCTGGCGAAGATTGTGTAGTAGTCAGAGTTCTCCAGTGATTTGTACCGGTTCACTGCTGACTGCAGGTTCTTCAGGCACTTCTCGTAGTGGATCATCTCTTCGACTGCGCGGTCGATCTTGATCTGAAGGTTGTCTACGTTAATCGACATGGCTGCTCCTTTCATCTTCGCGCCTGGCTTCGATCTCCGGCCGGACATAGTGGTCGAAATACTCATGCTTGCAGGTGCTGCTGCAGAAGGTCCCGTAAGCGCTCTTCTGCTTTCTCTTCACCGGCTGCCGGCAGAAGCTGCAGAACTGGATAGCGGGGAAAAACTTGCGCATTATTGTCTCGAAATTGATTAGCGGCTTCACGCGATTTGCTTTGGCGATCAGGCTCAGATTGATTACTTTTGTCATAGTACGTTATGTAAAGTCCTTCGGGGCGGAAAGTCGGTGGCTGGTACCTACCGGCTTTTTTATTGAAGTTCCTTTGTGATTCTCTCGATATACTTCTCTTCTGTATAGCCCAGTGCGATCAGCTGATCCTTGTATTTTTTCCAGGCCTTCCGGATATCAGCCTGATACATGGCCACCACATCTACTTTGGGTTCCTCAGGCTTGGCTTTTTCGGGTTTCAGATACGCTACCTTCATGACTGCCTCCAGATAATTAGTTTGCCGGGTTTGCTGACAGAGTCTGTCGCGTACACCCGATTAGGGTATTTCAGTTTCAAGTCACGGCTGATCAGTGGATAAATGGCTTTGCCATTTTTGATATCGGTCTCGATAGCGGTGTACTGCTCAGCAGATCTTTGCTCCTCTTCGGTGACTATGCCGCCCAGTTCGTTCATCCAGGAGAATCTTACGGCAGGTGGTGTAACTTCCTTTACTTTCAATGTTGTCATTATATGATGCCTCTTTGTGTTAGCCAGTGAATGATTTCGCCTTTGCTCTGCAGTCCCATCTTCAGGCGAATGTTTTTCCAATGGGTCTTTACTGTCATCTCAGCCATGCCGAGCTCAATGGAGATGATGCGGTCCGGAAGTATGGCAAGCTTGGCCACATCCATTTCTGTTTTGGTGAGGAAGATTCCAGAGCGGACCATGATGGCGCTGCAGGCAATGCCTTCAAACTCGCAGGATCCACGGTGCCGGCAGGGTACGTACTCAGGTGCTGACAGGGTACCGTTCTCGCAGATATCGGGATCTGTATTGAGCGCCCCAAATTGGCACATAGTAAATCGCTCAAGCTTTGCCTGGTCATCGGTACCTACCATCTTTTCTATAGCGGCTTCGACCTTGGGCTGACTGTTCATGCTTTTACGCAGCAGATCGAGAGCGTATGCAGGGGAATCTGCAAGGTCTCTCATGATGCCGTCGGTTATAAACTTCGGCCTGTCGTCGAGTGATAAAAACTCCCCTCCTTTTACGAGGCCTCCGGGGATGCGGTTGATGGTCATTGTTCAGCGTTTTTAGTGGTACTACTTGTTAGGTATTGCGTTCAGCACCTGTTTTATTCTATCTTTGTTGTGTTGACAATACAAATATCAATAGAATTAAAATCTATCGCAATAGATAAATAGAATTTGATAGAAAAAATATTGTAACTATTTGATTATTAAATAGAATAATTTTCTAATGACTCCAATTAAGGAGAGGCTGGTTGCCTTCATAAAAGAGATAAAGCTTGATAACCGATCCTTCGAACGGCAGGCAGGGTTATCAAATGGGTTCGTGAATAATATCGGCGACTCAATCAGACGGTCTTCCTTAGAAAAAATTTCTAATGCCTTTCCAGAACTTGACCTGTCCTGGTTAATATCAGGTCAAGGTAGCCGTACAGCCCTTACCAATATAAATAATGCACGTCGCGTCTCAGAGATTGTTTATCCACTGGAAGACCATGATGGCAAGTTCGCTGAGACCTCAGACGGACAGATCAATCTTATCATCCCAATAGTTTATGAATATGCATACGGCGGCTTTCCTGGAGGATACCGGGATCCGGAATACATGGACACATTGGTACGACAAGCGATCTCAGTTGAAAAGAAACATTCAGGTAACTATGTAGGATTTGAGGTAATAGGCGATAGCATGGAAAACCTTACCTCAAGAGATAATATAGTGACAAGCATATTCGAAGGATCAATAGCAGTTGGAAGGGAAGTTCAGCGCCAACATTGGCAGAGCAGGTTACATAGTCACCGGTGGAACGCGTTTATTGTGGCTCATCGGGATGAGGGCCTTACCTGCAAGAAAATCATTGCCCAGGATCTTCGAGAAGGAACCATCACGCTTTCAGCTCATAACCCCGACAAAGTGCGGCATCCTGATTTCACCTGGCATCTTGATGATATAACTGCTATCTTCAATGTCGTCAAGGCTATAACTGACATGTAAACCAAAACCAATCTATATGAGAAAGCTCTTAACCGGCCTTATAGCTTTAAGTATTGCGACGTCTTGCTCAAGCGAATCCAAGTTTCAATCTGGAATAGACCAATTTATTAAAGAAAATTCAAATGATCCTGCAAGCTATGAATCAGTCAGTTTCGGAAAGATCGATACACTGAGAGACTTCACAAGCAACCCGGAGTACAAAGCCCTTAAAGCGAAGAGCGACCGATTATATTTAAAGCCTGACACGGCTATCGGCTCAGAAGCGCAAGCGGATTTAGACAGTATGTTTGTTATCGGCCAGAAATTAGATAGCCTTCGGGCAACAATTCACGATGCTCCAGTCTCGGGATACACTGTTGAGCACTCCTTTAGAGCTAAAAATGGAATGGGAGCGCTCATTCTGAACAGATGGATATTTTCCTTTAATAAGGATTTTAAAGTCACTGATGCAGTTCCAAAAGACAAGTACACTAACAAATAACGACTATGAGAACTAAATCGCTAATATTTGTGATATTGTCACTGATCCCTATTGTATCGTTTTCACAAGGAAGGTCTAAAGAAGACTGTAAAACAGAATCCATACCGGGCTCATCTTTGAAGTACGTGTCCACTAAGACGTCAATTGGAAAGTTCATGATAGCCAAGCAATCTGACAGCGTCATTGTCACTTACATGACTAAGCCCTTACAAGCAGCATTTCTATCGACAAGGTCCGACGTCCAATTGAAGCTTGATAGCGTTATATTTATTTTTGATGATCAATCTCTTATCGGAAGAAAGGCCGTAGGATTCGGCACTGCTCCGAATTTGGTTCAGCTGAAACCACAATATAACTATGTTGTTATGTCGGTCGTTTTAAATAAGGATGCAGCCGAAACCTTTAGAAACAAAAAGTTAACCGCTTTCAAGATTATTGGTGAGAAGGATAGTGAAGGCGGCGACTTCCTGAACGAAAAAAACAGAAACGCTTTTCAGAAAGCATTTTACTGTTTAGCAGATCTATGATAGAAAACACTTTATTGATTTTACCTGGCCTGCCTGAATTAGTTTCCGGCGCGGCTGTCGTTTTCATAATTATTTATATGATTGGAGTTCGCTCCTCTAAAAAGTCGGGAAACAAGGCTTTCGAAAAGATAGCAAGGAGCAATGGCTATGCACCGCAGTCCGAGGTTGATGCCGCCAAAGCAGAGATCAGGCGGCTTGCCGCACTCTCTCAAAAACATAAAGAAAGTATGGAAAGGGCTTATTCTGAAAACCGTCGGAGCATCTTCAGCAAGCCCGATCCGCGACCAATCCCCAAACAAATCGAAGACTTAAAAGCCGATTTCGAAGCCGGCAAGATCTCGGAGATTGAATACGACCGCCGCCTTAATGATTTACTTGACCAGCTATGACACCGAATGAGCGCCTGGCCAGTGTCATGAAGGCCAACCACATTCCGCAGGAAGATCTTGCCGCTGAAGCGGGTGTCTCCCAGCCTACGATCCATCGTATGGTCAAGGGTACACAGAACTTGAACTGGAAAGTACTGGCCGCGCTCAGGCAGAAATACCAGGTTGATATCAACCTTTTTTTTGATAGTGCGAACCAGAGTCGCGGGGACGTCCCGGGGACAAAAACTAAGCGTAAGCTATGA